TCAGAATACCGGCGTCGGTCACGTGTGGCGTAAAGATTACGCCAGGATTGCCCTGTGTGCCGCGCGATGGATAGCCTGAATCGACAAATGCGCCCTGTGCACCATCCCACACGTACCAGTTTTCATTTGTGCCGATATAACAGGCTCTGCCCGCAGCCGACACCAGCGCAGACGCAGCGGCGCTGATAAGCTCAACTTCGGCATCGGTGAGCGTTTCAGCAAGGGTGCTGATCGGAACACGGCGAACCTTGCCGCCAATCGATGCGAGGATAAAGTCGGCAATCGCCGCAGAAGCGGCAATCGGCTTGGAATTTACGTTTTCTACTGCCATACGATCACCCCTTACAATTCTGTGACGAGCGCCTGCGGCATGATCGCGGCGTTCTTTCGGTCTTCCGTGATGGCGTTGATCTCACGCATGACAAGGTTCGTGAAAGAGAGATCCGCCGTGACGATGCCCATGTGAGACAGCAGCCGCAAGCAGTAGATGAACAGAGCGTCTTTGACGCGCTGACAGCCGCAGCGTTCGTTCTGCTCGAAGATTGTTTTCACCCACGCGAGCTTTTCATCGGTCGACAGCGCCATCAGGGTTTTGCGCGTGAAGAACGCACCGACCGTCGCGGAGAAATAATCGTATGCGACCACGTTGGAAAGGCCGATGGCGGCGTATTCTGCCTTGACGCACTTTGCGGCTTTTTCGGGCGCGATCTCGCCAGCGTACATTCGCTTGTTGTAGCAGACGATAATCATGTTGAGCGCGTCGACGAGTTTGTCGATGCTGCCGCCGATTGCCGCTCGCAGTTCGCTTCGCTGCTCGACGGAGACAGTATCCGTCTGCAAGGCGATTGCGAGGTTCGCCGCGGCGATTTCGTATTTACTTGCAATTTCCAAAGGGCTACCTCCTTACTTCGATACGGCTGTGCAGTTTGTCCCGCAATAGCCGCAGGACGTCTGGCACGAGGTCGTGCAGCCGGCAGAGCAGAGACCAAGGCACGAGCCGACGCAGCCAGTGTTGCCGCAGGTCACTGTGCAGGACGATTTGCAGCCGCCAGAACAACTGCTGGAACAGCCGCCAGAACAGGAACCAGAGCAACCAGAGCAGCTACCATCACAGGAGCCAGAGCAGCCTCCCGTGCAGTTGCCGCCGCAGCCATAGCAGCCGCCGGAGCAGGAGCCTTCGCAGGTGTTCGCACAGCCACTTCCGCAGCCGGTGCAGGAACCTTGACACTCTCCGGAGCACGTTGTTTCGCAGCCGCCTGTGCAGTCGCCAGAGCAGCCGGTGTAGCAAGCACCCGTGCAGGAAGTTTCGCAGTCACCCCGCGTCTTGTCCGTCATGGGGCGTGTTTCAAAGAGGGTCAACGCTGCTTCAAACTCGGTGATGTCCTCGTCAAACACGATTCTGCGGCCGTCGAGGCTCGGCACTTTCTCGCTGTGGATCTTCGACAGAGGAAGTGCCAGCTTTTCGTAGTGCTCCACATCGACCGTGTGATCTTCGGTGGGGCTGTTCGTGTATTCGTATTTTTCGCCGCCGTATTCCGCAACAGATCCGGTATGGCAGCGCCGCAGGCACTCGGCCTTGACACGCGCTTTCAATTCGGCGAAGCGTTCGGCCTCGATATATGCCATACTCAGCCCTCCTTGGAGATTGATTTGAGCATTGACAGCTCTGCATAGGGGATGATTTCAAGCGCCCATGCGTCCGGAATATCCAACCGGTAACGTGCGGTGTCGCCGCGTTTTCGGTACAGATTGTTCCAGTAGTAGGCGTTCGCCAGGACGCGGGCCTTGTGCATCGGGCAGATGTACGTCACGCGCTTATCCGGAGTCCCTGTGCATTGGTAGTTGTACGCGCTGCACCAAGAGCAGCCGGACGCGATCGGGCACGCAAAGCATTCGTCGGTGGACTGGCTGCGCCGCGTGACTGCGGCCATTTCTGCCACCCGCGCCCGATGTTCCGGAAGAACGTTGATGCCGTGTTCCAGATCGCCGATGGTATAGGGCCGCTGCTCATGGCCGAGGGAGGTTCCCATGTAGCGCAGGCACGGGAAGAACAGGCCATCGCAGTCAACCGCCAGCATAAGCCCCGTACCGCCGCACCAGTTCTGATTATCGTCCTCCGGAAGCGGATGGCCGACGCTTTCGCTGAAGATCGACAGATACGGCTGCTCGTCCGAGAGCAGGACGAAATCGGCGAGCCGTTTGAGCTGTGTGTAGAGTGTAGCCGCATGGTCGAGCGTCCAGCCCTTTTCGTAAACGCAGTTCAGATTGATCGCCCGATACCCCGCGTCCAGCAGACCGATTACTGCGTGGTACAGATAATCGACGTTGCCGGGAGCAATCGTCATCTTCGAGCCAAGGGCGTTTCCCTTGGTCATGTAATCCTTCGCGGCCGCGATAGCAAGATCATAGCTGCCAGAGCCGTCCGGGAAGACGCGGCAGGAATCGTGGAGCTGCTTATCTCCGTCAATGCTGATGGAGAGCGACAGGTGCTTTGCCCACTTATCCAAAAACCGCTGTACCTCCGGGCGGAAGTACAGCGTTCCGTTTGTGGACATCGACGCTTTCCAGCGCGTCGCCCATGGATGATGCAGGCGGAAGGTCTGCGCCACGAAGTAGTCGAGGATCTGGTCGATCAGCTCGACTTCCAGCAGCGGCTCACCGCCGATAAAGTCAAGAACGACCCCGGCAACCTCCGTGGACGTGATGTACTGATTTGTCCGCTCGTCTGCGGCGAGCAGCATATCGACGGCGGCCTTGGCGGTTTCAAGCGACATCTTCCGGTGCGTCTTGCAGCCCTGATAGCAGTAGCTGCAGCGCAGGTTGCAGTCTTCCGTCACCTGAAATGTAATGCACTTGGAGTGCGGCGAGTTGATGCCAAGCTGGATACCCGGCATGGGGAAAAGCCGCGCCAGCATATCGGTGAAGGTTTCCTGTGGCCTAGTCATCGGTCTGCTCCCGCGGCGTCACCGTCACCGTGGCGGTCGAGAAATCAAGCACCCAGTCAACCGCTGCATTGCCGACGGCAGGAATGATAAACTCACGTTCCAGCGTCGCTTTTGCGATCTCATATTCCTTGCTCTTGCCGAGGTAGTCCTTCATCCATGCGTTGTATGCGTCGGTGTCCTTCAAGCCCTGCTTTGCCGCCATGAGCAGCAGCTCCTGAATGGAATTACGGTCATAATGCAGGGATTCGATGTAATTGGACAGTTCGGCTTCAATCTGAATTTTCATGCGAGAGTCCTCCTAAGATCAAGAATAAGCAACAGGAACGTGCTCCCAGTCGGTGCCGTTCCAATACTTCAAGCCGCCGGTAACAGGCGTCGGATCAATCCAGAAAAGATTCTTCTGCGTCGGCGGCGTGTTGCCGGTGACAAACAACGCCAGACTGGACAACTTCATAAAGACAGGGGCGGAATCAGGCCCCTGCGCCAGAAGCGAAACCTCCGATGGTGCCGAGACCTGCCCAAGCGATTTCTCACCGTCCGCGAAAACGATGCAGTTCTTCGTCCACTCGTTGCGGCCAGTACCACCGCGCTGCACAATGACCGTGCCATCGTTGATGTCATTTGCGTTGTGCGAGTGCGTCGACGCAGCGGCGCCAATATCGGCGGCTTTTACCTTATGCGGATTGTTGAAGTCGGAAAGGTGCGATTTCAGCAGTGACAGCGCCTTTGCAATCTTTCCGAGGATAGGCCCCATCTTCTCGCCGGATGAAATATCCGACAGCTCCTTTGCTGTCGCAAAGGTGGGCGTCTGGTCGATCAGAGCCTTGTTTTCCACGTTTCCAAGCCCGATCTGCTCCTTGGTCACCTTGTGTGGATTGTTCTTGTCGTTTTTGTGATTGTTCAGTTCCGTAACGGTTGCGTAGACCAGCGTCTCACCAAGCGCCGCAGACACGTTTTCGGCCTCGCTGACGAACACCACAAAGTCGTACTGCGATGCAAGCAGGCGCTCGACGTTGGGGTTGATATAGTCGGCTTTCTCGACCTCTGTTTCCTCCCAGATGCAATAGCAGAGTTCCTTCGTGGAATCGTCGGGGTCCTCGACGTAAATGCCAATTTCGGTTGCCCAGAAGCCGGTGATCTCCAGCTCGACATTCTTGAACGACACAGACAGTGTGACGTACTTCTCGCTGCGCGTCGCAGAAGCAATTTTCAGAGAGAGCAACGGGTTCTTCAGATCGTTCGCGCCGTCACCCGGCGTACCGTTGCCGTATTTGATGCGTGTGAATTTGATCGCGTCGCCCATGAGCCCGCGAAGCATGACGTTGTACCCATCCGGGGTCAACCAGTGTGTCATACCGTTGCCTCCTTATCCATCATAATCAGACCGCCGTCCCAGTCGCACAGGGCGTTCCCGGCTTCGTCGCCCATGATGTCAATGTCCGTATTGACCTCGCCCGTGGTGAGCTTGAATTTCTTCGTGACGCTCATAACCGCGCCGAAGTACAGAATCAGCTCACGGACGGAAATTGCACGAATACTGTCCAGCACCGCGCTCTTACGGCTGACAACTTCGAGGATCTGCAGGAACGTGCGGATATTGTCGTTGACCTGTCTGATGTCAACGTCAAAGATGCGATAGTGATTCGGCTCGCCGCCATATTCAAACCATTCCTGCACCTTACCGGAGCCGAACGAAGTGGACAACGCCAGCTCGACGGCGTACTTCGTGCCGAGGTGACGGCGAACGTGCCAGGACTCGCGGAACGTGGCGCGCTTCTGCTCAATATCCCAGTCGTTGTCCCACCAGCTTACGCCGAAGTCGTGCGCAAGCTGGTCGAGAAGATCTTCTGGCAGAGTGTCGATGTGCTGATAGAGCATATTCTGCTCAATCTCGGTCGGCCGCGCCGTCAGGATCTCCGCGACGCCGGTTGCGAGCGCGAGCATTTTTTCATCCTGCCGCAGCACATCGGGGAGGACGTTCAGCAGGTTCTCAACCGTGAGGCCGTACTGCTCATTCATCCTCGTAGCCTCCGTTCACGATTGTTTTCGTTCCCAGCTTTGCAATCTGCGGCGCGGCGTTGTTTTTGCCGCCCTCCAGCACCTTGTAGGTCGGGGAGCGCAGCACGATCCGCTTGACACCCGTGTGGAACAGGAGGTCGCGCAGCTTATCCGGGTTAATATCGCGGCCGAGCTTGCCGGACTGCCAAGCGATGTATTCCTCGACGGCTGCGTCTACGGCTTCCTGAATCGCCGCACCGGAGAGCGTCGTGTCGGTGGGGACATAGTAGGTGAAGTCGATATTGTACGAAACGAGGCCGGGGTCTTTGACGCTGACATAATCGGCCAGCGGCCGCACCTTGCTTTCGTTACAGGCGGCAAGGACGGCGTTCTTGATCTCCGTCGTAGCAATCGTTCCGTCGTTCATCAGGACATAAATATCGACGTGCCCGGCACCGTCAAAGGTGAGCGACACGTCGATCTGGCTCGCGCTTGCCAGCGCGCCGTCTGCGGCGATTGCAACTTGCAGCAGACCGTTTTCGTAGGTGACGGTATAATCTGTGTCGGCGCTCGCAGCCGTGCTGCTGCCCTTGGCGTAGACCGCCAGAGAGGACAGGTCGATGGTGTCGCCGCCCCAAAAAGCGTACTTGACGCCGCCTTTCGTATAGAGATCAAGCGTCACTTTCTTTACGACAGCCGGGCGAACGGCCTGTACGTCAGCAATCTCCGTAGATACGGATTTCGCGTGGTAGATGTAGGAGCCAACCGCGCCGGCCGTCGAAAACGCGAACATGGATTCGCGCATCAGCTCGTAGAATTCTTCGTCGCTGGCGATCTCCGAACCGTCGTCGGAAGTCGTGATATTGGTGCAGGACGTGTAGTAGTCGAACACGTCAACGATCACGTTGAGCTGGCCGACGGCGTAGCCGTTGCCGACCGTGCCGTCCGTCTGGCACCGGATGGCGGTGTCGACGTAGGTATCGCCAGCGTTGATGTAGGCGTCGGCGACAGTTTCCCAAATCAGGGTGTTGCTGGCGTCTGTGACGCGCGTCCCCTTGGGGACGAGGATGGCGAACGTCTGCGCCTCGGAGATCGTAAACCGTTCCGTGCAGTAAGCAGGTTTTGCCTGTGGGCGCTGCTGCAGATAGTACAGTTCTGCCAGCGCGTCAAGGTTCTTGCCTTCGGCGCGGCTCGGAATATTCTGATTTGCGGTGTAGTTGTTGTAGACCCGCTCCTGAATGATGACGCTGGCTACCCATTGCGCGAACAGCTTTTCCGGACTGGCCGGTCTGACGCTCACCCCGGTCAAGTTTTCATAAACGGTAATCAGAAAATTTGTGATTTCCGCAGCGTCGGTCGAAACAAACTGAAATTCGGTATTACGACTCATCGACGATTTCCACCTCCACGATAGGGCTTAGAACGCCCTGCATTTCTTCCTGCGTATCAAAATCGACGCTCTTGACGCGGACGCGCGGCTCATATTCCTCAATGGCCTCGCGGATTTGAGAGAAAAGCAGCACCTTTGCCGCAGGAATCGGGCGGTCGATCAAGGTAGCGTCAATACCGAAGCCGCGATACATCGGGCAGGAGCCTTTGATCGTCCGCAGGATGATGGACACGTTCTGCAGAATGGATTTTACAGGGTCGGTTTCGTTCAGGCTGATCGGCCCGATCTCCGACATGGTGATTTTGTAGCCCATAGTGTGCGCCCCTCATCGTAGATATTCCTGCAAGGAAATGCTCAGCGTCGCACTGATGATGTTTCCATGCCCGTCATAATGCTCCGCCTTGGTCTTATGGCTCAGGATCGTCCAGCGATAGCGGCCGTATCCATGATTGCCAATCGTAAGCGGCAGCGTCACGCCCTGCCGTTCCAGATCGAACAGCCGCCAAATCTCGGACATTGGGTCAACGCCGAGGGAAGCAAGAAGCTGAATGTCAAAGGTGATCTTCGCAAGGTCTGTGCCGGTGTATTCCGAAATGCTGTTGCCGGCATGGAGATCATGCGTGGCGTACCGCGCAGAACCGGACCATACGAAATTGCTGATCGTTTTCAGCGTGCGCGACGAAACTGAAAAGACAACGTCTCCAAGTGCTCCTACAATCATCCGATACCTCCCAGCACGAAGCCATCCCCGTTGAACACAGGCAGATAGAGCGTGAGGACGGTGTCGTTGACAAGCGGCATCCACGGCTTGATCGTGAGGTCGTGCTGATGCCCATCCTGCAACTCTGTCTTCTGCTGCGCGGGGTCATAAGCTGGAATGTGCGGGTGCGTGTCCAGCACATAGAGCCATCCGGACGTCATATTGCAGTCCTGAAACTTCACTCGCGCTTTTCGCTTGGCATTGTCGATGTCCGTCACAGTTCCGACGCGAACGAGCCGCTTTAACACTTTTTCTGCGTCCATCAATATCCCTCCAATACCATGCGCAGCGAGATCTGCGTTGTATAGCCGCCGCTGTCCAGCTTGTGGACAGCCTGCTTGATGATGTATTTTCCGTCGTAGCCGCCCCAGCCTTTGAGCGCGACATTGACGCCCGCAACGAGGTCGGTATCTCCCGGCAGCAGGAATTGTGCCTGGCGGCAGAATTTGTTGCGAAGACGGAGATTCTTTTCTGCAAGCTCCTTCGCTTCGTCCACTGTTCCAACCTTGGCGGTGATTTCAAGCTGCTGATTGTTCGGGTCTTCGGTATATCCCTCGACCTTGGCGATGCCCTCAATGCACTGTCCGGTTTCGGGGTTGACGTAGGACACCCGGCACGACGCATACTGCGCATCGGCTGCGCTGGTGCTGAGCTGGTACGTCTTATAGCTGTGGTCATAGCGTCTGATGGTGCGGACTTCTGGCTTCTGCTCATACTTGCGCTGATCGAACAGTACAAGGATCCGGTTTGTTGCCTTGAGAGAAATGCCGGCATCATGGCAAAGCTGCGACAGAAACTCAATGTCGCTCATGTCGATCTGCTCGACGCGCTCATAATATGGGTCGCTGTCCGATTCATACATGCAGGTCATACCGCCGCTCCCGGCGATTTCATTCGCAATGCCGCTAAGCGTGTAGCTTTCCCATGCCTTGCTCTTGCAGGTCTGCCGGAGCTGCGAAGAAAACGGAATCGAAGATCCTTTGATGCAGACTGTGTTCGGTGGCCCGCTGCAGGAGATGTTGTCAAGCTCAAATTCTCCGCACGGCAGCACCGCGTCGGAGCCGTCGCTGTTCCAGTTCTCACGGACAAACACAACGTCCATGGCGAGTCGTTCTTCTGCGCCGCCGCCATCGGAGGATGCACCCTGTTCGCCAGAGGAAGTAGAAGATCCTGAGCCGCTGCTTTGCGTGCCTGCCTGTGCAGAGGCAGCAGAGCCGCTCTGCGTGGCGCCGCCGATTCTGCCCCAACTGATAATCCCGGCTCTGCGGGTGTTGATGTCTGTGATCTGGACGCACGAACCGGTCGCATTGACCATTTGCCCATTCCCCATGTAGATACCTACGTGGTCGACAACGCCCTGCGTGCCGAAGAAGATGAGATCGCCGGGCTGCGCTGTGGCTTCATTGACCGGTGTAGCCATATCCTTGTAGCCCTGCGCAGTTGTTCTGGGAACATTGATTCCAGCTTCGTTGAGCGCGTAGTAGACAAGACCGGAGCAGTCAAAGCCGCTCGGACTGCTGCCACCCCAAACATACGGCGTGCCAAGGTATTTGTTCGCTTCGCTGACAACGGCATCACCAGATGCGCTGCCACCGGAGGGCGATGCCCAGGACAGCTTTTCAGAGATCTCATCGAGCCACTGCGTGAGCCAGAGATCGTCGCGGTCTTGGATTTTGATTTGCAGATCGTCCGTTTCGTCTTCTTCGTTGTCCGTATAGGAGATCGACAAAAGATACGGCTGAATGGATTTTGTGATGTCGATGCCGCCAAAGGAAACCTCGGCTTTTGTGCGTCTCGCGAGATTTCGGCTGCTCATCGCTGCACCTGCTTCCACGGCGGCAGCGTAGATGCGCTGCGCTCCACCACATCAGGGATTGTCAGCATGACGCCTGCGGGAAAGGAGAAATAACTGAGCAGCGAGCTATTGGCGTTCATCAGATCGTCGGTATAGTCCACGCTGCCCATCTCTTTGTAGGCGATCATGTCCCACATATCGCCCTGCACAGTCGTGTAGATTCTGCTCATCTGTACGCCCCCCGTTGCGCGTTGATATTGTCTTCACGGATCACCGCGCGTACCTGTGCGGCAAATTCCTCGCCATAGGTTTCAAGGCGCTTCATAACGCCGTCATTGACATCGCCCTCGACGGTGATATTGACCTGCACTGGAACGGAGCTGTCCGAAGTGGAAGTCATAGCTTCGATGGCGCTGTGTGTGTCGGCCGCGTTCAAGACCGCTTCGCCACCGTGCATCATCACAAACTCTGGGCCTTCTTCACCGACGAGGGCAAGACCGGCCTCGGCAGAGGTTGTGCCGCTGGCATATCGGGAGAACCCGCTCATGCGGCGGCTCGAAGCAACAGAATTATTGTTCTGTACGTTTCGGCTGAGAGCAGCGAGGGCGGCGTATCCGAGCTGGGAATACGCCGACTGCACAGTCGACAGCATTCCGGTTGCACCATCAATGAAGCCCTGAATGGTCGCACGACCGGCTTCCGCAGCTTCCGTGCCAAGATCAATGGCGTCAATGGCGGCTTCGAGGTCTCCACTGATCGCGTCCATAGTTTCAGAGAAGCCGGTGCGGAAGTCTGCGATGTCCTCGGCGGCTTTATTCTGTTCCTCGCGCAGCTTATTCCAGCTTTCGACCATCGCGGCCAATTCTTCATCGCTGGCCGCAGCCATGCCGGCAACCGCATTCACGCTGTCGGAGCTGCCGTCTGCGAAAGAACCGATCATTTCGGTCAGGCCCTCAATATCACCAGCCCTGTCACGCAGGCTGGCCAGATTATCGTTGTAGGTCTGCCAATGCGTGATCTGGCCTTGGAGATTACTGTTGATGCTGGACGCAGAGGTCGCAACGATGCTGTCTGCCTGCTGCCAAAGTGCATATTGGCCCTGAACGCTTTCTGCGGCAGCTTTATAGGCTTCCTGATACGCCTGCTGGAGAGCCTCGACACGTTCCTTGACGCTGCTGATCTCGGTGTTCAGCTCCGTCTGTCCGCGCGAAGCATTTTCGGTTGCTTCGGTCGAATCATCCGTTGCTTCCGTGAGGCTTTCGTATGCGTCCGTTACGGCCTGAATTTCTTCATCCGCCGCACTGAGCGCATTGTTGTCTTCCTCAATCGCTTCTTTCAGGTTTGTAACGTGCGTCGCGGCCTCAATCCACGCAATGTTGGCGTCTGTGACCTCATCGTTGACGGCGTTGATTTCGTCACCAAGGAAGTATTCGGCATCACGGAGAACGCCGGTTTCTTCGTAATAGGCATCAGCCTTTTTCTGCGCTTCGGCGTAAAGCGCATTTTGCTTGGCAAGCGCGTCATTATAGGCCTGAGTAGCTTCATGCGCGGCTTCCTCTGCATCCGTCAGCTCTGCCCGGCGCTTTGCCCGCTCGATTTCAACATCGGCATACTTCGCATAGATCTCGGAAAGCTCGTTTTGGTATGCCTGTGCGCGGGCATTTTCTACCCATGCGTCCGTATTTGCTTTGAGCGCAGCCGTGCCGCCGTCGATGGAGTCGTTTTCAAGGTCAATATAGCTGGATAGCTCCGGAATGGTCTCAACCAGCTTCATGAGGATTCCGTGATATTCCTGCTGCTGGGCAGTCGTTTTTTCACCAACAGAATCCAGCTCTTTCAGCCGGTCAATGTACTGCTCCGCAACTGTGGCCGTTGCCATTGTGCTGCCGACAGAATCATCGAAGCCAGACTTTGCGTCGGTAAGCGCCTCGTTCATGTCACGCGCAGCTTCTGTCAATTCCTTTACGGACGGAGCCGCACGGTCTTCGGCTGCATCAGCCATTGCCACGATTCCGCCAGCCAGCGCGGCCACGGCGGTCACGCCCAACATAATCGGCCCGGCCATTCCACCGAATGTTGTGGCAATGTCCAGCGCTTTAATGACTTTGGAGATTGCGGCGTATGCCGTCAATGCGACCGTTGCACCGCCGACTACGCCCGTGAATGTTGCAACACCCTTGACGAGCGCAGGATTCTCCTGCACAAACTCGCCGAGGACGTTCAGCACGTCCGTACCGGCGTCGTAGGCATCGCGCAGCGCCGGGGTAAAAGCATCGCCTACGGCAACCTTGAGGTTGTTGTAGGCGTTCTGCATCATATCCAGCTTGGATTGCGTGGTGGCGTATCGCTTGTTGGCTTCGTTCGTCAGAGCGATATTCTCATCCCACGCGGTATTTGCCGTCTGTACGGCGCTGTCCATCTGGTCTGCTGCCAGAGCGAGGGATTTGAGCATATTGCTCTGGCGAATGCCGGTAAGGCCGAGGTCTTCCAGCACCAGAACAGCGCTTTCGCCCTGTTCGTCCAGATTGCCAAGCCCGCGGATAAACGCTGTCAGAGCGCCCAGCGCGTCCGTATTCCACATTTCCGCGAACGAATCCGCAGACATTCCCGCGACATCTGCGAAGCTCTGTAAGGAATCCTCGCCGGTTGCAACAGCCTTTTCGATGGCGTTGAGCGTCTGCGTCATGGCCGTACCGCCAGCTTCGGCCTCGATGCCGACGGAGGACATTGCTGCGGCGAGCGCCATGATCTGCGGCTCTGTCAATCCGGCCAGCTTGCCGCCAGAGGCAAGGCGCGTACCCATCTGCGTGATCTCAGATTCGGTCGTTGCAAAGTTATTGCCAAGATCAACGATCACGGCGCCGAGACGATCATAATTGTCTGCGGACATGCCTGTAATGTTCGCGAACCGCGCGAGGGCGGTTGCGGCATCTTCGGCTGTCATGTTCGTCGCTGTGCCGAGCATTGTCATAACGCGCGTAAAATCGAGCAGCGCGTCTTTCTGAATGCCAAGCTGGCCAGCAGCTTCAGCGACGGCGGCGATCTCGGTCGTAGATGCCGGGATCTCCGTGGACATGGCTTTAATTGCGTCCGACATATCTGCCAGTTCTTCGTCTGTCAGGTCTGTCGTCTTGGCGACGCCGGTGATGGCAGACTCGAAATCCATCGACGCCTGCACACACTCGTCAAAGCCTTCCTTTATTTCTTTAAGCGCAGCGGAGATACCAGCCGCAGCAAGAACGCTCGACACCGCGTCCACGGCCTGTGTCGCGCGGCTGCCGAAAGATTCTGCACTATCGGCCGTGTCGCCGAGCTCGCCGCGGGCCTTTGCAAAGGTCGTGCGAAACTCGCGGCCAAGCTGCGCTTCAAGCGCAAATAGCATCTCATATTCTTTCCGCGATGCCAATATCTCCGCCTCACTTTCACTTGCGTTTTTGTTTTCGCTTCTCCATTTCCTCGGCAATCAGCGCATTAGAGGCTTTCACCCATTGCGAAAATTCGCCGAGACGTAGAGATAACCAGAAATCTACCGGAGTGTTGTTCGTCCGGGCCATGGCGAGGCATTGCCTGCGAAGCCATACGCCGCCATCTCCGACGATCACTCCTTGCGCGATAAAAAACCTCTTACGGTGTTCCGCAGACGGTTGAAATCGCGGATGCTGAGCTTGCCAAGCGCGTCAAGACCAAGTTTCTCGGTGCACGCCTTGACGCAAACACGGATAAGGTACTCGCTGTCAAAGTTCGCAACGATCACCGTATGCCCGAGCATTTGCAGCTCCCGCTCAATCGCAAGGGAGTCATTTCCGCTGAGATCTTCAAAGTTGAAGGTCAGCTCCGTGTAGGTTTTTTCATCGTGAACGAGCGGCCTTGCAAGCTGCATCACAAATGCCGCATAGTCGATTGCGGCGTTTTTCTTATCCTGATCTTCCGCAACAGCGAAGATGTCACTGCTTTCCTCTGCGGTCGTTTTCTGAATATTCTTGTTTTCCATGATTCATAGCTCCTTTCAAGAGTGGTGGGGCGACGCATCGCGCGCCGCCCCAAAGATTTACGATTTGCCGAGGGCCTTGCGGGTGTCGGAAAGATAGTCGACACCGTTCACCTCGCAGATGTAGTTGTACGGGTCAAGCTCCATGACCTTCGCGTCATCGATGTACGTCACCCAGCGGCGCACGGCGTAGCTGCCAGAGCCGTCCGTGGGAGACGCCGGGGCGATATTGCCGTTCGACAGCGTCTTCGGAACAAGCACGAGGACGTGCTTGACGGACTGCGTCTTGTAAACGCCCGCAATCGGGTCGTACACCTGCTGCGGCGCGCGCAGGTCGATGTTGTGTTCGCGCGGCTCCAGCAGCTTCAGGCTCTCAGCGCTGAAGGTGCGGAATTTGAGCTGCGCGGTCATGGCGTTCATATGGCCGATGATCGGCGCCTCCACGTTGCCGGCAATGCCAGCACCGGAGACGGTCGCAACAATGAAATCAACATCGGGCAGCGTCACGGAAGCCAGACCGAGGAAGTCTTTGGCGTCTTCGTAGCAGGCAAAGTTGATTACGGCCTGATCTACCATTCCCATTGTTCAGTCCTCCTTCGTCACGCCAACGCGCTCTGCACGTAATCGGTGTCGTATTCGAGTACGAAGTCGATCTCCTGTGCAGGGCTGGGCGGCGTCATGTAGATGTGGATTCTCACGATACCGGCCATGAGGTCCGTCATGGGATTCTCGGAGTCGAGGATCTCAACGCGGGCGCCGAGCAGATACTCGCTGCCCACAAGCCCTGCGAGCCAGTTGTTCGCGGAATCCTTGATGTTGTCCAGCAGGCGCCGGTTCATGGGGCTGTCCGTCTTCGACCAGAACGTCTTGATGAGGGAGTTGCCGACCCACTTGAACATTCTGCTGATCGGGATGAAATAGTCCTTGATGTCGGTGTTGCTGGGGTAGCAGGCGGTGTAGTTGCCCCACGCCACGAAGCCATTCATAAACTTGAGCGCCGTGCAAATGCCGTTGGCGTTCAGAATGTTCGCCTGCTCCAGCGTGAGGGTGACGTCTGTGCCGTCTTCCAGGCAAGCGCCGTCGCACTGGAGGGCCTTATTAGAGGGCGATTCATACGGCACACCGTCGTTGCCGCTGTCCACCTTCGCCATCAGGCCCGCGAGCTGGGTGGAGAGATGGAACTGCTTGCTGCCGAGCTTCACCTGCGGCCAGACTGCAATCTGAGCCGGGTCGATCAGGTTCGTCGCGGACTTCTTCGCGGCGACGGCATCATAGCTGCGCGCGCCGCTGGCGGAGCAGTCAATATCGCAGATGGACTTTGCGCCGAGAATGCCGTTGATAACTTCGGCTTTCGCAGCCATGACAGCCTGCACCGTGCTGGTATGCGACCATCCGGGCGCGATAATGAGGTCGGGCGTGATGCTGACGGTTGCCATGCAGAGGTCAATCGCCTCGATGCCCTTGACAATATCATCGTCGCCGATTTCAGTCGTCTTGACCTTGTCGTAGCTGATAAAGAGCTTGGTCGCGTCCTTGGCTGCACCGCCCTCGATCGTCTCAACGATGAGACTGCCATCCGAGTAGTACGCGGCATAGTCCGTGTCCTTGACAAGCGGCGATTCAGACGAAGACGCCGACTTAACAACGAGGCTGGACAGGATCGCATCGAACGGCAGCTTTGCCTGCTTGCCGGAAAGGGTGACTTCCGCGCCCGCGACGGCCTCCTTGTTGGTGCTCGGATCAAGCACGTTGCAGAAGATGATTGGCTGACGCTGGAACAGCTTGAAATGCGAGTACATGGCTTCGCAGATCGTGTAGGTCTTCCAGTCGTCGGAATAGCCCAGCTTCTTTACCGCGTCTTCCCAGTCGGTGCAAAGCACCGGGGTAAAGAGCGCGGCCGGGGATTCTGCGGAGTGAACCGGTGCTGTGCCGACAATAAACGGCACACCGGATTCAGCGACAACGGGCGTCGAAACGCTCGTTTTCTGCTCCCGCACATATACGCCATGCTTCAATGGTTACTCCTCCTTCTTTCTCCGGTCTGCCAGCTTGTGATAATTCACGTAGAGCAGATTACCGGGTGTTTTGACTTTGATTCTTGCCTCGGACACCTGATCGCCGGGAATAACCAGCGTGGCAATCAGCGGATATTTCTCAACCGCTGCCGAGATCTGCGCGAGCGCGTCCTGCTTGTCACCGTACAGAATACGCGCCTGCTGGATCGTGCCGACGATGCTCGGCCCGATGTACATACAAAAGCCGGCGCTTTTCGCACCGGCCTTGCCTTTGGCTTTTACCATGCAAATGCCTCCCTGTTGACACTGGGGATTTTCCATACCGACACCAGCTCCGCGCAGAAGTACGGTGCGGTGTTGTCGGTGTAGTAGAGTGTGGATAGCTTCTGTGAAAGATCCAGCGCAAACTGCTTGGCGATTACGCCGTGCATCAGAAGCTCTTGACGGAAATGCTCGACCGTCGTAAGCAGCCGCAGCGCACCTTCCTGATCGTCTTCGCCGTACACGCAGAAAAGGGAGCGGACCTCAACGCTGCTGTCCGTCGGCTCGCCGGGCTTCTGCTCATCTTCGCCAGTGACGATCTGATGCAGAATGTACGGCGCTTTCGAGGTCGCGGATTTGACATCGGGCAGACGCTGGCGGTAGACCAGCGGCGGGCGCTCGGCAGGTTCTTCCTCGTCGCCCTTCTGCCGCCGCACGGGAAGAAGAATTTCGCGCATGACCTCATTCGTGAAGCTCGTAAGCGCGTCCAGTAAATTCAGTCGTGTCATACAGACGCCCATCCTTTCACTATCGCATCCACCTCATGCATCAGTCTCTCCTCGAACTTGCTCATCGCCTGTTCACCAAGGCGCTCTTTCACCTCATCGCCACCGAGCATCTGCGGAACAGAAGAACCCATGATCTCCTTGATCTCGGCATCGCCTGTGGCAGTTCTGCCGCCGGTGCGCTCGAAGATGCCAATGTGACCAGACTGCATCTGCGCGACAAATGCGCGGGAGAACGTAGTCGGCGCGGTCGAAAGAAACTGATGGCCGGTCGCGGCAATGCCCGGATGAACCGGGCGCAGATTGCCGTTGACGATTGCCATGACGGTCTTTTCCGTGTTGACGGTCGGTTTGCTGGGAGATGAGCCGCCATAACGCCAAAGCGGAATCTTTTTGCCGCGAAAGGAAATTTTCGCTTCAACCCCGTTGAAATACCGATAGCTTGTCGTAATGTTCTGCTCAGCGCGAATATCCTTTCTGGCTATATCGTACCGCTTACGGATTTCTCTGGTGCTTTGCGTCCGAAGGTGCGCTGTCGCGCGGTTCATTGCTCGCTTCATCGCAACTTCAATGCCACCCGGAATATCTGCAAGTTGCTGTTCTGCATTGTGAAGTAGCTCTGGAGAAACAATTTCAACGCGCGCCTGGAAACTTGCTGTGTACGGAGCAAATCCCTTATTCATTCGTCAAACGCCTCCAGTTCCACACGCAGCAGACCGAGTTCACAGACAGAGGACGCGACGTAGAAGCGTCGGAAGAAGGTAGCGTCATCGGGATCGCTGATCTCCATGCGCGTCCCTTTTTCCGGTTGGTTGCCGCCGAGATCCTGAATCCTGCAATGCAGCACGGACGAAACGAGGAACAGCCCCTGAATATGATCGCTCATAAGCTGGCGGCGGTCTTTCTCTTTCAGCCCGGACAGCACAACCGGAATGCCAGCGTGATCCTCGCCGTCGTATGTCACGCCGTCGTAGACCACGATCCGCTTCTCTGCAAACTCGTCGAGGTTCATAAAGGTCCGCGCATTGTCACGCGCGACCATGTCCTTGAATTTGCTCATACCACCGGCGCGGCGGCGCTCAGATCAGGAAGATCATCCTCACTGATTTCCTCGCCCGGCTCGACGGGCACGGCGACGATTGCCGCAATCAGGTCATCTTTCTTGCGGAGCTTCGCCGTTTCAATGCCAAGCTCGGCGGCAAGCTCTTTGAGCTGTGCCACCGTCATTTCCTGTAGCTGCTCCGCGTCGAGATGGGCCTCTGCGCCGCTCTCTGCGCCGTTTTCTTCGCTGGGCATATCGGCGCAGGGGGTGTCGCCGCTTTCGACCGTGCTGCCGCTTGCAACAGGCGCTTCGTCTGCTTCGTGGACGATCGCTGCGACGCCGAGCGCGACGAGACGCCTTGCTTCGGCTTCGTCTACCTCGCAGATGCCGCCGCGCTCAACGAGCTTCGGCATGGCGTCCTTGGTCTTACGCCAGCCGTAGGAACCGCTGATAATTTCAATTTTCATGCCGTACTCCTTTCACGCGCCGATCAGGCCACGACGTTTGCCGCGTAGATGTACGGGCAGTAGTTTTTCGGCGCAGCCAGCGGACGGGCAGCCAAGCGCAGCTTGCGTCTGTCGTTGGGCTGGTCGAGAACAAACTTCGGGACGCGCTTCGCAACGTAGGTGGAGAAGTCGGTCGAGCCGTAATCAATCTGCGTGATCTGGCCGTACATCATGTGACCGCAGTCGGGAGCTGTGACCATTGCAGAGGTCGCGGGGAAGTACCGCTGCTCCGTACCGCTGTCATCGACATAGGTTTCGTCCACGCAAATCACGTTGAGGCGGAAACCGCCGAAGTTCAGCGTACCCATATAGGTAACGCCGTCATAGGGGCTGAGCTGCTGATCAATCGTGCCGATGATGATGCCGCTGTTGCGGTCGAGCAGGGACTTGACGTCCGTGAGCGCGAGGATCGCGTCTGCAACGTCGGAGCCGATCACGAGGTCTGCTGCCCGGAGGCCACGCTTGGACAGCTTGCGGCACATATTCTTCACGTCGGAGAAGAACGCCGCACCCTTTTCGTCAGTTGCGTTCCACTTGGTGCTGACGGTGTAGGCGTGATCGCTCGTCGTGTCATAAAACTGCACATACAGCTTTTCACCTTCGGTCTTATCGTCGATGTACGACTGCATCGTGCAGGAGTTGTTGATCATGGTCTGGACAGCCATCCACTCTTCACGACGGGTGATGCGAATGTCCATATCGGAAAGATCGTCACGCTGCAGGCGGGCGGCGCGCTGGGCCGGGGTGCTGTTAGCATAGATGGCTTCGCCGAAGCCGCGCTTGCGCAGATCGTCCTGCGTCAGCAGACGAGAAGGCGCGATGAACGCGGGCTGGTATTCGTGAATCTCAAAGCCCCGGCGTTCCATCGGAATATCACCGGCGCGGGAAGACACGAACGCCGCCATCTTGCGGTCGCCCTTGCGGTACTCGGTCAGCACCTTGTCGGAAGCGAAGATGTCGTCATCGCCCGTCGGGAAGTAGCGATCCTTGAAGAACGTCTGCTTGGGCACGATTTCCTCAACAATCGCCATCAGGATATAGGTATCAAAGAAGTTCAGTTCTGCACTCATAGTTGACTCCCTCCTTAGTTGGCAGCAGCGGCGTCCTTGAAGACGATACCGCGCATACGCAGATTATCTTTGTCGGTTTCGGTGATGCTGTAGCTGGCGGTGACGCTCACCTTGTCGGGGTCGAAGCAGCCGGCCGTGTAGACCGCGACCTTTTCGTCGGCGTCGGTGCCAACGGTAACATCGTCGCAGAGTACGCAATCCGGCGTCAGGGTTTCATTGTTTGCGGCAGTGGAGCCGAGGATCACCAGCTTGCCGTCGCCAGCCGTGCCGTAGGATTTTGCGAGAATCGTGCCGCGCTTGAGTGTGACAGCAGAAGTGGTCTGCTTGCGAATGGTGCCGCCGCGTACCTGAACGGCAGGCACGACGTCCGTGAACAGACCGTCGAAATTCATCTCACCGAGTTTCTTGCTCAGGTTCGTCATAGCTTAGCCCTCCTTCTTGCCGAACAGCGCAGAAACCTTGGCTCTTGCATCAGCCATCCGCGCTTCCGGGGTCTTCTTCGCGTCATCGTCTTCTTTCTCTTCCTCAGCGGGGGGAGGTGTCGCGCCAACGTCTTCAGCGTTGGATTCGTCGGCATCGTCCTTGAGGTCGGACAGGAATTTCTTGCCCTGCTTGGCACGCTTCTTCGCGTCGGCCATTACCAGATCGGCGGCGGTGCAAGGCTTTTCGCCGTACTTGGCTTCGCGCACGTCGGCAGGATCGAGCAGGCTGGCGACTTCGTCAATTTCCTGCATCCGTTCCCGTTCAGCCTGAACCGCCGCATTGACCGCTTCGGTGTGATCGACAGCGGCCCGTGCAGCAGCTTCAGCCTGAGCGATTTCGTCCGGGTATTTTGCCCGGAGCTCTTCCAGTGTCATAGAGTTTCCTCCTTCTTCGCCGGGATTCTCCGGCTTATTTTTATTCGCCTCAACCGGGGCCGCTGCCTCGGAATCGACCGTAGGAATGTTGTCCGGGGCAAACATGCCCGGAGCGAGGTGAAACTGCTTGCCGCGCACGAACAGGCTGCGCCCGTCCGCGCTGGCGGCGATGCCGACAGGCTCGGCATCTTCAATCAGTTCATCCGCGAAGCCTTTTTCGATGGCCTCACGACCTGTCATGTAGGTTGTATCTGCCATCATGTGCATGATGACCGTTTCAGAAAGCCCGGTTTTTCGCTTGTAGACCTCGGACTGCATCTTATCCCATGCGTCCTGCTGCGTAGCCTGCTCCCGCAGTTCATCGGCGTTATAGCCGCCGAAAAGAAACTGCCAGCACTTGTGAATCATAATGATGCTGGACGGATTGACCTTGACCGTATCGCAGGCGCACATGATGATGCTGCCGCCCGACATGGCTACGCCGTCCACAATACAGGTGAGCTTTGCGCCGCTCCGGGAAAGCTCCCGCAGGCGGTTATGAATCATATTTGAGGCTCCGGCGTCGCCACCGTAGCTGTTCATGCGGATTGTGATGTTCTTGCAGGAAGAAATCTGCTTGAGGTCCTCCAAAAACTCACTGAGCAGAATGTACTGCCCCTCGATGGGTTCGCCCCACCAGTTTGTCGGCTGCTGCTCATAGATGTCGCCATACATGGTGATCTCGGCCGAGCTGCCAGATTCATCCGTAGTGGCCATGGTATAGACCTTTTTGCTGATCGAAATAGCCGGCGCATTTTTCGTTTTCATGCCCGATTCCTCCTTCACTCTTCATCGCTCGCAGGCGGTGTGTTTTCTACTGGCTGCTGTACGCTCCCGATGGCTGCGAGCAATTCATTTTCACGCGCAAGCTGATCGACATTTTCTTCCCAGTCGCCGCCAGACATTTCGCGCGTGACCTGATCGTTCGTCTTGATGGCGCGGTTGGTCAGCATCAGAGCGGCCTCGGCCTCCTTCTTCGGGTCGAGGGAACCCTGAACGGGGCCAATCCAGCGAGCGCCGCACCACGCCTCGCGCAAGAGCGGATCTGTGTGGAAGCCCGGAGCATTGATGCGTCCGAGCGCAACAGCTTCGGCCATGAACAGCTCGTAGATCGGCTGGCAGAAGTCGTTCACGAACCAAGACCGGCGCATTTTGAACGCTTCCCATGCTTCCAGCAGCGCACCGCGGCTTGCAGAGTAGGAGCTGTTGAATTCCTTAATGAGTACGTCATAAGGCAGTTCCAGCGCCGAGCCGACCAAGCGGCAAATTGTCTTCACGAACGTCTCAAACCCTGCGGTCGGGATGTTCGGACTGCCAAAGTTGACTTTCTCGCCGGGAGCAAGGTGCGTTACCGTACCCGGCCCCATTTCGTACTCGTTGGGATCGTCGGAGATATTGCTTGCACCAGCACCATCCGGGCTGGCAGTCGGAACGCCGGCAATGTCTCCTGTGCCGACTTCATTGAATGGCGTACCGGACGGATCGGTTTCCGTTTCAATCCATGCCGTAAAGAAGCTCTGCACCAGCGCCGCCATCAGCTCCGATTCCGTGTAGCGGCGAAGCTGCAGCAGCGGCTCAATAACCTGTGCCAGATACGGAACGCCGCGGTACTGATCGGGGCGCTCGCTGTCCATGATGTGCAGGATATTCGGCAGGCCGGTGCGCTCGCCGTAGGCCGGGACGCGCGTCCATTCCTGTTTCTCGGTCGTGATCTGGTGCGGATAGGTGTTGCTGATGTAATAGGCAACGACGCGGCCGTTTTTGTCGACCTCCACGCCGTCGAAAACGCGGTGACCGGCGCCGGGCTTCCCATCCGGAACGACGGCATCCATGAAGCCGCCGTAGGTGTAGCCTCCGCTGAAGTTGGTAGGTGTGGAAACGCGGTCTGCTTCAATGACGTGCAGCCGCATAGAATAGGGATTCAGCGGCGCCGCCGGGTAACGCTTCACCAGGACAAACACGTCTCCGGACATGAGCCACGATTTGAGCGCGAGCTGCTGCAGCGCCATGAAGTTGTTCAGGCCGAGCGCGTCGCAGTTCTGCTTTTTACCGCCCCAGAGCCGAAATTCCATCTCGGCTTTGTGCTGCCACTCTTTTGCCGCCTCCGGAGAAAGCCCCAGCAGGTCGCGGTCGACGGTCGCTTTCAGCGTCAAGCCTGTGCCGACAACCTTTGTGCGGTTGGTGTTGATGGCGCTCGTGGCCACGGGCGACGCCATATAAAGCATTCTCGACCGCTGGCGCAGCGTGGCGTTGTTGCGGTTAATATCCTCGTTTGGCGAACCGCTGTCTGGGGTGAACCCTTTGAGCGCGCGCCGGGTGACGCTCGCACCAGCTTCGCTATAGCCCTTGGCATACGGAGCAGCGCTCCGGCTGTGATTTCTCTTGCTCAATGCTTTCGCCTCCTGTGAAATAGAAAACGGACACTCTGGCGGCGAAAGGAGAAAACTCCGCCAGAGTGTCCGTGCAAAAGCCCTTTCGGGCGAATTGCTGTATTTATCATTTTCGTGACCTCACGAAAATGCTCACCAATCGCGGGGGATGACGCCGAATGCCTTGCGGCGCTTGCTGCCGTTCAGCTCCGAGGTCAGTTGATCGATCTCATTCTCCATCTGCTTAATTTCTTCCGACAGCGCCGGGAGATCAAAACGGGTGAGCTGCCGGTCATCGATCATGTAGGATTTCACGCCGCCGTCGACCAGCGCCGTGTATGCGTCATAGAGCTTTTCAAGCGCCGCTTCGCGGAATGCGAGCCGCTTCTCGATGATGATTCTGCTTGCCATAAAACACGCTCCTTACCAATCGTCGTAGTATTTCTGCCTGCTGCGCTGCGCCGGGTGGCGCTTCGGCGGCGTAATGTTCGCCGAGGGCGGAGCAGGTACGCGAACACCGGAAGCGGCCTTGATCTGGCGGTCGATCTCATCGAGATTCTTCGGCAACGCCTTAAATGCGGCAAGCGCGTAGTTGCGGCAGTCCAGAGGCTCGTTACGCTCGTGTCCGGGAATCTTCTTCCACGACCACGGCTGCTTCTTGTTCGGATCATAAACCTTCGTTTCCGACAGCAGACCCGCAAAATAGGCGCTGCCGTAATCGTCGCGCTTCGGGAAATGGCAATATTTCTGTCCGGGCGTCTGTACGCGCAGATTGTCCATGATGATTTCCTTTCCGGAATCGACGCCGAGCTGATATTGCCAGCAGGTGCCGACCGCAATCTGATTGACGAAGATCTTCTGTTTTTTCGGCGGTGAGATATAAGGCTTATCCTGTCCGGGCATACCTTTGATGCAGAATACTTTCTTGCTGATTCTGGCGTTGCATTGTGCGCGAACGCTCTGCGTGAAGTGACCGCCCTCATCCACGAAGGACATAGACACCCGCAGGCCGACGCCGTTCTCAAAACGCATCACACGGTCGAACACAACTTCATCGAGTTTGTTCCATGTGGCGTCATCATCCGGGCGCCCCATGACGATTCCTTTTTCAATGCCCCATGTTTCGCCGAAGAACCCGTGCCCGACGATCTCATACTCCATGCGGTCATCCTGCGTATCAACGCCAGCCGTCAAAACGAGGACGCCCGGCGGCAGCTCGACCGGCTCGCCGTTTTTGTCCTTGCCGTAGTCCTCGCGGCGAGCGAGCAGCGAATCCTCATCCTCAATGTCGCCGCGGTCTTCCCACGGCTCACCGAAGCAGGTGTTGAAAACGACCTGCATCTTTTTCGTGCTGCCAAGCGCATTGAGATATTTCAGGACGATAGATTCCCACGAAGCCCACTGGCTGACGAAAGCGTTCAGCCAGAAAGAACGGGTTCCTTGGCCGTAGGCTTCCGGATTCTCGGCAATCCATTTTGCCGGGGCGCGTTTCATCTCCGCTTCCGTGGAAATGCAGCCGCAGCCGGGGCAGGTGTAGTACACCTTCTTGACCTTGTAGGTCTTCTTGTGAGAGACGATGATTTCGTCGTACTCAAAGCGAATATCAGACCAGCGGATTTCGTGGTACTCGCCGCAATGCGGGCATTTTGAGTTCCACCGCTCCATCGTGCCTGTGTAGTAGGCAGCTTCGATGGCACTGGCATTTTTGATCGTCGTAGTTGATACTTCGACGGCCTTCGCATTATAGAACGTGGTCTGCCTGGCCATTGCCAGATCCCACGGATCGCCCTCATTGCCGGCGCTCGTTGCCCATCGGTCGCGTTCGTCGCCGAACACATAGCGGATAGGCTTTGATGCCAGCGCGTGTGCCTCGGTCGAGCCGCACATCGTAAGGATGCCGCCCGGATAGGCCTTTTGGAGAATCGTATTGTGAGAGTCGCGGCTTTTCGGCGCGGCGATCTTCTGCCGCAGAGCCGGACTGTCGCGCAGCATCGGCGCGATACGGAGCTTGGAATACTCCTGCGCGTCAATGGTTGTGGGATGAATGAACAGAATAGAGCCGGGGTCCTCGTCAATGATGTAGCCGATGCAGTTATTCAGAAACTCGGACTTGCCGACCTGCGATGCGGCCACCATGACGATGTGCCGAACCTTTGGGTCCGTAAAAGCGTCCATCGGCTCGCGCAGATAGGGCGTGCGCTCCGTACGCCACGGGCCGGGTTCGGCTGCGCTCTCAGCAGAGAGGCGGCGTTTGGCTTCTGCCCATTGGGTGACGGTAAGGTCATCAGGCGGCGTCATGCCAGCCAGCACCTTGCGCATGGCCTTGTTCAGACGTGCCGCGCCGCGCCGTTTGGCTTGGCGTTCGGCTTCGGCTTTTTTCAGCGCATCGGCCGCTGCCTCATTCTTCGTCATAGCTGCGCCCCGCATTGCTCCAGTCGCGCCGCTCGTTTACTTTCTCGGCGTATTTCTCAGGGTCGTAGTGATACGCAGCCAGTTCGCGCATGACCTTATGGACTTCCTTGCGGATGGTCTCGGCAGCCTCAGCCGGGCTTTGCGCGGCGGTGACGTCAACCGACAGCCGCCCCGGAAGCGACAGCAGCGCAGCGCGGATGGTGTAAATTAGATCTTCCGTGAAGCCCTCCACATCTTCCGAGCGGTGCAGCTTGCCTTTCAGCTCCTCGACCTCCATCTTCGCAAGCTGAGCTTTGGAGAGCTTGAGCTGCGCTTCGGACTGCCGCTTCGCTGTTTCCAGCTTCTGCTCGGCCTCACTGATCTGCGGTTTGGAAAGGAAATTGATATATCGCTGAACCGCGTCGCCGAGCTGGAAGTAGCCGCGTCGCACCGGAACGATTGTTCCGTCCTGCGCCATCTGCTGCACACGCCGCGCCGTCACGCCGAGGATCGCGGCCAGCTCTGTCGTGCTGATTTCAGCTTCGGCATCGATCTTGATTCTCGTTTCAGCCATATAGCAAGCTCCTTTCGTTTTTTCGAGGGGGCTCAGCGGAATTTCACCGCAGCACCCGTGCTGCACGGGCGTGACCCTTACCCCGATGTGGTCATATGAACTTAGGAGGTCAGCGCGGTATGCCTCACCCGCGCTGTGGTATGAAAAATGCGCGGTATCTGCGTCGATACCTGCGCACATTCCAGCGGTAATCGTAACGAAATTACCAGAAAAACAGGAAACTAACTAGGCGAAATTTGGGGTCGTCGAGCCCGCAACAGATGCCGCCCCCTCCCGACAGTACCTTTTCAGCGGCCGAATCGATCACGACGCATGATACCCTGCCACCCAGCAAACTTATCGCGCGTGACAACGTCCTTCTCGCAGGGCTTCTTGCAGCCTTTGCGCCCTCGATGGCAGATGCACACCGTCTTTCCATTGACGATCTGCACCCAGACAGGAATCTTCTCTTGTTCTTGCATCGTTTATCGCCTCACATCTGTACGGATTTGACAGGGGATTGGCTGCATACCCACCCAGCCCTTACGAATAATTACCGGGGCTACGATTGTTCGGTGGAGAAAACTGCATCGCCCTCCTTGATGAACATGACGTGGCCGCAATGCTCACAAACGACCTTGGCATACTTGGGCGGCTTCTCGGCTACGCTCAGAGCGGACGCTTTGGCGCGGTCTACTTGCTCCTGCGTGGTGATTGCAACATTCTGTGCTTCTTCCTTTGCGGCGCTATCCAGATAGGCTTGGTATCTGGCACGGCGGTCCTCTTCGGATTCACCGACCACCCCATCATCGAAAAGAGCATCGGCGTCAAAATCGTCGCTGGGAGCGGGGAAGCCAAGGGATTCGAGATCGAAGTCAAAGTCAAGGTTGAGCATATCGATCTCGTGGAGCAGCTCGTCGTTGATCCACTCGGAGAATTCGGAAATGCGGTTGTCGGCCAGACGGTCGAGCTTGATCGTTTCTTCGTCGGCGTCTGTTACGACGCAGGGTATTTCCTCCATGCCGAGCCGAATGGCGGCAGCATAACGGGCATGACCTTTGACGATGATACTGTTGCGGTCGATGACCAGCGGCACGTTGAAGCCAACCTTCGGAATGATCTCGACAAGCAGGTTGACCGTCTTATCGTTTTTCCGGGGATTGCGGACATAGGGCTTGACCTCGGAAATCTTCTTCATCACGATCTGATTAACAATCTCCATCAGCGCCAGCCTCCTTTCGATACTTCTGAAGCTGACGCGCCTGATTCTCGGAGATCGCAGCGCGTGTGAATGAATTGTTTTCGTAGAGCTTCGCATATCCGGTGATGTGCTTGAGGCGCACCAGCTCTTCCGGTTCTAGGCCAAGCTCATTGCAGACCTGCAGGTCGGTCGCGCCGTTCATCAGCATTTCCATGACGATATTGGACATACCGTTAATGGAGTGCTTGCCTCTGGCGCGGTTGTGCCGAACGGTCGAGGCCATGAGATCATTCATGGTCTTGCCATGAAGCACAACACAGGGCAGCTTCCCCTCGCATGAAGCGTAGATGTCTTTGAATCTGCGCATGATGCTGTATCGGTGGAAGCCGTCGACGATAACATACCGGTCTTTCTTTTCGTCGTAGATGGTAACGACGGGCTGCGTGTAGCCATCCGCTTTGACGGAGCGATAAAGCAGCTTCATCTCCTGCGTGGCAACACTGTTGGGGTTGTAGTCGTTTGCGTGGACCTTTTCAATGGGTATCCACTCGACCTGATGAATGGGCTGATCTGAAATCATTTCTTGCTGCCCATATATTGCTCAAACTGCGCGGCGTCGCGTTTGCGATAGGTGGGAGCCTTTTCCCGGATACGGAAGCGGGAGCGGGCATTTGCGTTGTTCGTGCCATCAATATCATTCAGGACGATCTCTTTGACATGGACACGATACCATTCGTCTCCGGTCTGATTCTTCCAGCGGTTTCGGAACAGCTCGTGGTATTCGGGCTTCACGATATTGGCAAGCAGATAGTCGCGGTATTCCTGCCACGAACGGAACGCAAAGGGGAGCTGGCGCGGGATGATGTCACCGCTGTCAAAGGTATGGGCGAACGTGCCGACGCCAGATACGCGACGGATGAATTTGTTGTAGGTGTCCGGCTCAAACTCCTGCAGCATTTCGATTGAGTGCCAGGCGGTTTCATGGATGAGCGCTGAGACGCGCATGGCCTCCTTGGCCAAGCCCCACTGGTATTGCAGATCGTAGACGCGATTGTACGCCCAGTGATTCTTGGCAATGGCTGTCCAGATGTCATCGTTGGTGAAATCGTAGATCGGCCAGAACACCTGACACCTGCCAACTTTCTTCTTGCACCACGTCACGCCTTTGTATCGGGCTTCATGCTGCGTGATAGCAACGCGCCGGTTCAGGCTTTCCGTCATGCGCATTCCCACCAGCACGGCACAATTCTCAGAATCGGTGCAGTAGGACGGGAGGACGTTGACAAGCTCATGGAATCGGTTTTCGCTGCTGGGGTTTTCCTTGATGGAGAGCAGGTGCTGCTGGTGAATCCAGATCGCTTTGTCCTCCGGATTCCAAACACTGATGAAATTCTTCTCTGGGGAGAGCGTGTTTGTGAATTCAAAGGGGATCTGATACCAGTACGGCGTGACTTCAGGCAGCTCCATGATGTGCTGCATATAGTCCACCGTCGCTTGCCACTCAGCTTCCTGATCGAGCCAGAATACCTTGAGCGGCAGACGCCCGCGCTCCTGCGCAACCATAAGCGCCATGCGGAAAAGAACTGTACTGTCCTTGCCGCCGGACATGCTGACGATCACATCGTCGTGGCCGTCGAAGATCATCCGCAGCCGTTCCAATGCTTCATCGAATACGTTGTTTTGCAAGTAGATCATTGCTGCTGACCCCGCGCCGCTCGTGTGAGCAACATAGGGTTTCCTCCTTTTTTTCGATGTACCCGCAGCCGGCAGCGTTGGCGATACGCCGCAGGTCCGAGCCATCCTCCACGCAAGGAGCATCGTGGAGGCATGTCCTCCTTCCGAATAAAATGAGCAGCGCCCCGATCAGGAGCGCCGCCCGGCTTGATTTGGAATTTTACAGTTTACATGAAATCACATCTTAGGGGTGATTGCAAGCGTCACAGCGCGTCAGCGCGCGTCATGGCGGGGCAAGTTCCGAGGAAGCGATAACATATGGACTTGACGCCATCCTCGGAATTCCGACCGCCAAGCACACTTGCAACTACCTTCCATGGCATACCTCGAATGAAACGCAGCCGGAATACAAGGCGTGTGGTGTTGTCCTCGATTCCAGCGATCCAGACAGCAATCGTTTCCTCACTTCTGGCAATCTGTTCTTTCAGCGCGTCGCGCTGCGTCTCCATGTCCGCGATCTCCGCGCCGAGGACGCCGACCTTGTCATTGACGCCGGAGGCGTGCGGCATTCCATCCAGCTTCTGCGCCCCGGGAACGGCAGCATTCCACAAGCCCTGAAGCAGTTCTTCCGTTTTCTGAAGCTGCTGGACAAGATCAAGATGCCCATTCAGTTCCGCCAGAGTCATGTGTGCCGCCCCTTTCCATCGTTATTTCGTCTTCTTCCACGCACGGATCGCGGTCTTCTTCGTGCCTTTCGGCTTGCCCGCTCTACCGCAATTATAACACCTGACGCAAAACATGGGCGGTGTTCTTGGACGCAGATATACTTCCTCGACCTTGCAGCGGCTGTCCGCACCGCAAAACCGGCAGGTCAATTCATCAATCCTCGGCATCGCAATACCCCCTACCTTGGGAATTGAGATTTCGGCAAATCGCGCAAACGCGGTCTGCGGGGCATTCGAGGTGCGTGTTGAAGTAGCAACGTGGCTGCTTGTTCTTCGGAATGAAACGAATGAACGTTTTGTCGCCATCGGCCATGATATGCACGTGAGATTTCCTGACCGCCATCCTGTATAGACCAACGAAAACTTTGGCATCGTTCTCGACCGCAAAAGGTTCTTGGATAAACCGGCAGGCATCGTTTCTGCTCATGCCAGCGCCCATCAGTATTTTTAAAGCTCTTTTTCGCTTCATGCCGTCACCTCCCAGCCAACGCCTCACCCATAAAGAGCAGGGCTTCGGTGAGAGCGTTTGCGGAAACAAGACATTTGAAAAAACGACGTGAGAGTTGAGCAATGGTATCGCAGACACTATCGCAGCGAAGATATGTTCTGTATGCCTGGAGATTGCTGTCACCTGGCGCCTTGCTCTGCATAATCCTGTTTGCCCGGTTGCGGCTATATCCGCGGGCCATCAGCAACTTAACAGCACGTTTCCGTGTCATGGGTTGTTTCCTCCTTTTCGCGCGCCATCCGCTTCTGCTCCATGCGAGCCAGATGATCATCACTCGCTACTGCCCATTTCCGACGCTCGGCTGCCTTTGGACGGCGCAGAAAGTCCACCCTTGCATTTGAGGTGTAGCTGGATGGCATTCCGAGTTTCTTCGGCTTAGACATCGTTTACCTCCATCGCTGCCGCTGCTTCCTCAATGGAAAACAGACCGACTTTTCCTCCAATCCCTGAGAGCTGATACACCACGTTTTCAACTTCTGTCAGTATCTCGCGCGTTGTCCATGTCTTTCCTCGGGCACCGTAGCTCAGCAGCTCGATACGATCACCGAAGTGCATATAGTCCCAGCCAATCCAGAACGCATCCGGAAACAGAGGACCGATGCCTTTCTCGGAATACGTCAAGCCGCCGTGGCAGCTAACCTTGATTTTCTCATAGTTAAGCCCGTAGCACGGGTGGTCTTTGGGAATTTCAACATAGGCGCACGGGTGAGAACCGAGAGAAACAATGCAGTAATGATACCCGTGGACATACCCTTCGTCCAGAATCTCACGATCCGCATTAGGGTCGCTGCTATATACCATTTCTTTCATTTGCGTCCTCCTGTTCTGAAACGATCGGCGTAGGGGCAGGCTGCCCAATGCGGCACATAGCCCACACCGGTTGCTTTGGCTGGGTCTTCCGTGTATTCGCACGAAAGCACTTGCCCGTTCCAAGTGACAATTTTCTTACTGCCGACGCGCGGCTTTTCGATGTAGTAGCGCGGGGTGGCATCACAGGGGATGGATTTCCCGGCTGGTGTCTTAATCCAGACGATAGCCGCCATGCACGCTTTACAAGATGACATCTTTATTCCCTCCATACTCATTCTGTTTCCTCGCGGTCATCGTCGGAATCCTCCGCAGCACCGTATATAGTAAAGAGCCGGTGCGTACCTTCTGCCATTTCTTCTTCATCGTCCGACTTCTCATAGCCGAGCGTTTCGAGGATTTCATAGATGTGATCCAAGTCCGAATTTTCGCAAAGCTCATATTCGTAGTGGTTCATGTTCCACACGCGCCGGTAGTAGCTCATGTCCTCGTCATCGAGGGCAGAATAGCAGCAGCAGAAAATCAGCTTTTCCGGCTGGGCTTCCGCCGCGCTGCGGACAAAGCCCATATCGCAGAAATCTTCGTTTTCATCGTCTGGCGAAAGTCTCATGCCAAGGAGCTGGGCACAGAGCCGAGGGTTGATGGAATTGCAGTAGCCATCGTCGATTGACTCTGTCGTTGCCACGCAGAACAAGGCGATTTCCTTCATGTGCTGTTTGAATACGCTGTTCGGAAGCTCTTTGATGAAATCCTTGCGCAGTTCAAAATGGGCCTCCGCGACTTCCGCAAATTCATTTTCGGCCTGTTCGTCTCTGCGGCGCCGTTCCTCGCGGGCTTCGGCTTCGGGGTCTGGCTGCTGCGATTGCTGGCGCTCCTTGTAGAGCGTAATTCCGGACGAATCTGTCCTGTAGAAGTAACGAACGTCGTTAGCATCCTCCGGCACGGTCATTTCTCTTTTCAAATCCCAGCGGTGATACCCGTCGCAATAGACCATACCGACGTTTTGGCCGTTGAACTCGCCGGTTCTTTCAATCTGATATGCAAACTTGTCTGCAATTTCAGTCCATTCAGCAAATTTCTTTCGGATTTCCTGCTCGGAAATCAGACTTTTCAGAACGCTGTTGAAATTTGCTGTGCCGATGGCGTCAAGGGCCTTGTTCTTGTCTTCGGGACTGTCCAGCTTGTCAAGCTCCAGATAATCGTTGAGCGTCGCACCGCGGGATTCAGCTTTCTGGAATTTCTGCCGGTCGAGGTCAAGCAGTTTTACACGGCGGCGAATGGTGGTCTGAGAGAAGCCGGATTTTTCGGCGATTTCAGCTACGGAATCGCCCATGTTGAGCATCATCTGGAAGCCCTGCGCCTGCTCATAGACGGTCAGATCGCTGCGCTGCATATTTTCAACGAGCATGGTCTGAAGCTGCTCCCGCTCAGACATTTCGACCACAATGCAGGGCAATTCGGTCAGACCAGCGATCTTCGCGGCAGCGTAACGACGATGACCGATGATGATGGTGTAGTCCGTATCGGGGTTGTCCGGTTCATCCGGAACGACCGTCAGGTTCTGCAGAACGCCGCTGGCCTTGATGCTTGCGGCAAGCTCCGACAGATCACCGAGATCCTTGCGCGGATTGTCGGAGTGTGGGAAAAGACGGTCGATTGCGATATTTACGATTTGAGGCATTTGTGAATCTCCTTTCAGTTCAGGGGCGCGTTTGCGCTCCGTTTACGCGGCACCAATGCCGCTGCGCTTTTTTCTTCCGCGCCAGCCGGCAGGTTGGGCAGAATGTATTTTCTTTGCGCTCGATGAAAGAACGACCGCAGCGAGCGCAGTGCTGCGGCGGGATTCTGCGGAACTCGGTGCATTCGTCGCAGTTTTCACAGCGGTCACACCCTTTGATTTCATCCCAGCTTACGCATAACAGCCGCTGCCAGTATGGATTATCGTCAATGTCGTTGATGCGCTTGCGGAGCACTGAGCAGAGCATTTCAAGTGTTTGCACGGTTTCTGTTCGCGTTCTGGACAGGTGTACCGCCTGCTTTACGGTCGGGTCTGGCGCGCCATAACCCCAAGGCTGATCTTTGAGCATGGCGCGTACTTTGTCCTGATTCTCGGTCAGATAGACGAAATAAACTTTCCCACGCACGGCTTTTTCGGATTTGCCGAGTGCCTTGCCAATGGCGGTGTAGCTGTTGCCTTTTCGGATTCCGTCTGCCAGCACATCGAAGTCGGTCTGTGTCCAAGCTGCGGATGAACCATGATTGTCGGCCTTGACAGGACGCTCTTTTATACCGAGGTCGTTGCACCGGCGCTGGATCGCGCCTGCGGACCGACGCAGTATATCAGAAAGCTCAGCGTATCCGTACCGATGCTGCTGAAGCAGCATTTTCAGCCGCGCGTCTTCATCGGGTGTCCATGGGTCTTTCCGCTGGATGGCAAATGCCTGAAAGTCCTTCTTGCGCTGCTCGGCTACCCATGCAGGCTCCTCGCCCAGCGCCAACGGCTCCATTTTGGAAAAATCAATGAACGAGCGGTGCTGTTCTGCCCATTTCCAAAACTCATTGAGCCGAATGACACGAAAACTGTTCTGATTGACGCGCTTTGTGTGAATCGGGAGGCCACGGTTCTCAACCCAGCTTTTCAGCTTGTAGTTCCCACCGGCATTGGTGCCGCAAACGGCGATTATAAGCTGATTCATGGATATGTAGTCGCCGCCGAATAGAACCGGGCCAAGCCCCAGCCTGTTTTTTCGCACGACGACAGCCTCGACGGAGCGGTTAAGGCGCTTTGCAATCGCGGGGATTGACATGACGCCCCATTGATCTTGGAGGAATTGTTCTTCTGCTTTTGTCCATCCTGCGTGATAGCTTTGCAGTCCGAGCGAACGCCTCTTTTGTCGTACAGACCCTTCCGTCCGGCCAAGCGCTGCGGCAATAGCCGCTGCCGACTGTGAGCGACTATGCTCGCGGAGATACTGAAGTTGATCGTCTGTCCATTTTCCCATGTATCAGGCGATTCCTCCTTCCGTTCAAAATAGGGTAAGTTGCCCGGTTTTCGTTTCCTGCAAGGGCAAAGGCGGCGGCGCAGCAGACGATTTTAACTTGCCAGTAACTTGCTCAGCGGGTTTTTCGTCTGTCTGAAGCAGTAAATCCATCTGCGCCCAAATGCGGCGGTAGTGCCAGATGTCGCGGAAATAAAACGGGGTGTACCATATGTTCTGGTCTGGCCGGGGGATAAGCCCCCGGCGGTCAAGTGCTGTTGAGGGATGAAGAAGTGAGTCGCCAATCACAACGTACCCGGCGCAGCCCATGAGCGATAGCTGCAGGTAGCACATCAGGCCAACGATGTAGTCAATGTCCTGTGCCACAAAGAGCACGGAGGTCTGGTAGTTGATTTTCTGCCGCGTACAGGCATTTGCAAACGCCACCAGCAGCGCTCCTGCACCACAAGCGCAATCGTTGACGGAGATCCAGCCGTCCCGCTCTACACGCGCTTGGAGGTCTGTGTCGGTGATCTCAGCCATCAGGCGGCAGACATTATAGGGCGTGAAAAACTGTCCAGCGTGGTCATTGCCCAGATCAAGCGCCATATAAAGCTCGCCGAGAAAGTCCTGATCCGGGTTAAAATCCATACCGATCACGACCTCTTGGAGCATCTGCGAGAATTTGAGCATTTCTTCGGGCTTGTACTTTCCGGCAATCGTCATGTACGTCTTTTCGCGCTCGGCGGCTTGGCTCCGGTCAACGGTGTTTGAGATCGCGATTGCGGCGAGCGTTACGAAATCTTGCCAGATTTCCCAGCGGCCGTAGCGGCCGCAGAGGGAGTTGAAGATCTTCACAAATTCCGTCTGGTGGGTACTTTTCAGATTGTGCGGCACACTTCTTCCCATGACTTATTCCTCCGTCTGCACCGGTTCGGGCGGTACGATGGAACGCTTGGTGACTTTGCCCTTGGTGGACTCGACGCCAGCATCGAAGCCGCGCCGGTAGACACGATAGAGGTACTTCGTCATGTCCTCACGGTTCATGTGTTTGATAGCCTTGTAGTCCTCACGCTTGAGCATCGGCGGCTTCAACTCATTCATCAGCCGCGTCCTCCATATCGTCCGGTTCATCAGCCGGGAGCACTTCGCGCGGATTCGAGCCAGCGTACGGGCCGACGATGCTGTTTTCCTCCAGCAGCTCCATGATGCGGGCGGCGCGGGCATAGCCGACATTCAGGCGGCGCTGGAGGAGAGAAACAGTCGCCTTGTTCTCCATGCGCACAATGCTGACAGCCTGATTGTAGAGATCATCGTCCGTGGCATCGGAGCTGTCGGCGGTGTCGCCGAGATCATCGTCCGCGCCATCTTCTGCGTCATCGCCGTCGAGCATTTCAGGGGCCTCGGCGTCATCGGAATCTTCCGGATCTTCCTCGTAGGCATCATCATCTTCGACTTCGTCCTCGTTGATGACAGGCATCATGCCGTCTTTGAGGCTGCGTTTTTCCATGACGTCGCGGAAGAAATACTGCATCCAGTACGTCAGCATCTTCGTCAGAACAGATTCGATCTTCGTCCGCAGCGTCTTTGCAATCGTAAAGGTGCCGCCGGTGACCTTGGTTTCCAGCGAACCGTCCTTGAAGATCCACGTCATTTTAGCTTCGGGGCTGATATACCCGGCTTCCTCGACGTTCTCCAGCATGGAGAGCTGGGCGTCCATGCCCTGAATCGGGGAGATTGTGAATGTGGGCGGATAGGTGTCTTTCTGGAAGCGATACGTCAGGTCGTGTTCTTCGCACAAGCCTTCCATCTTCTTTTTCTGCGCTTCATACATCGAAATTTCACTCATGGTAGTGACTCCTTTCAGTCATCAGTCGAGCAAAAACAGCGTTCCATTCCAAGCTGTCTTTACTCTGTAATTTTGTAGATCGGTTTCTTTTACGTACTTTCGGCCGAACAGCTCTTTCATGCGCCGCCAGTCATCCCAAGGGATTTTGTAGACTTCGTCGGTCGAAAAGCCGGCAACGACGAAGCAGCGGGCGCCGAGCCGCTGGTGTCTGTCCATGTAGGAAGCCTGCTTGTCGATAACGCGATCCTGCGTCAGCCGGTCTGTGGCTGTGAACTTGGCTTCAAACAGGACCGTCCTGCCGCCCTTGATTGTGCCTTTGTAGTCGACCTGCGCCTTTTTGGTGTAGCAGGCGAGGAATCGACCGTTGCCCTCCGGTTTGATAACCTTCATCGGCTCAGGCGTCTTTTCAATCTCTGCATAGCCGCGCTCGCGGTAGTAATCGAAGGTGCTGTCAAGCCGCTGCTCGAAATACTGGCCCTTCTGGCGGGCGATTTTGCCGAGAAGCTGTCTTTTCGGGTCTTTTGCCATGGCTGCCTCCTAACCCACGCCGAAGTAAATGCCGTCGCAGTAGATCACTTCGGAACCCTGCTTGTACTCGGAGCACCAAATATAATTGCCATCGAGGTCGCTGTGATGCCCTTCGAGAACGTCGGCTGCAATGTCCCACGCTCGCTGCACGGCGGCGGCTTCGCCCGGCTCGCTTGCCTTATCAGGCCAGACGATTCCGGTCACGGAGAGCAGCCCCCATTGCAGGCCGTATTTGTTGTCCATCAGAACGTCCTCGATAGTATCGGGGTAGCGAGGATCGGCTACGCGGTTCAGGACAACGTCAGCCACACGATAGCGGCACATATCACACACATCGTCGCCGCCGGCTTCCTGATAGATCACAATGGCAAGGCGCTCCCAGTCCTCTTTATCCTGGCACTCGAAGCCGCCTTTCCCACAAGGCTTGCTGTCTGCCTCTTGGGGAGGCTCTGGCAGATCGTATGTACCGGGAATATCGGCGGTTTCGTGTTCGACCTCCGCGTAGGCTTCGACCTCCAAGCGGCTCTGATAGGCCGCTTCGTCAAACGTCGGCGAAATTGCCGCGGAAACAACAGGCGTATTTTCGGTTTCGCGTGGCATCGCAATCGCAAGCACCAACGCGGCGAGCAGAACCAGCGCCGCCAGAAGAACAACCGTAGGCAGGTTGCGCCTTGCCCATCTTTTCATATCCTCATCCTCCATTCTCATTTCCATCACCGAGCGCGAACTGCTGCGCGACACCGGCGATCATCTGTTTTATGTCTGACGGGAGCGCCATGTACTCCCGATCGTTCTTGATGCGCACCGTGTAGGAGCGCTGAAAGTTGGAAGCGACCACGCTTTGCACTGTTTCGGCGTTCATCATGCCCCATTCCCGAAGCTGCTGCGGTGAACCGACAAGCCGCTGAATCGTAGGTGGCAGACGGTCGTATTCTTCTTTCGCGTTGTAGCCGCTGTTTGCAATCGCCCGATAGACCAGCGTCCACGCTTCGGCAGCAGTCATTTCCTTTGGCATGCGCATTTTCGTGATCTGCTCTTTGACTTCGCCGATGTTCGGTGGAAACGTGTTTGTCCGTGAGGCGATCATGGCTTTTACTGCAACGGCAACGACCATGACGGGCTCATCCTTGAACATCTCAGCCCAGAGATCGACGATCTTGTTTGCCTCCTTGGGGCTGAGGCCGTTATAGAACTGCGGGTAGGCCGCTTTCAGAACCGCCAGAATATCAGCCGTTTCAAGCCTGTCCATTTCTCATGCCCTCCGCGATGTCGGTAAAGACGTTGCCGCTGGAGCCGTTGCCTTGATAGCGATACTGGCCACCTTTGTCCTGCTCCTTGGAAAGCCAAGCATTGATGAACCGGCGGATTCCCGATTTCGTCTTGCGCCGCTTGGGATTGTCGGTGCTCCAGCTTGACATCTTCCTGAGTTCCTGCATGACGTTGACAGCGGGGTACAGCTCACACCAGCGGTTGTAATCCTCGGGAAACACGTTGAAGAACGTCTTGTCATTGAGGATGATGCTGATGATCGGCGGCGCGGAGACGGTTTCCGGCTCTGCGCTCGGAGCAGATAAATCTTCTCTAGCCTTATCTAAACCTTCACTATCCTTACCTAAACCTTTACTACTCTCTACTACTCTTACCTGGGTTGCCAGATTGGCAACCGTTTGGCAACCATCTGGCAACCGTTCGGCAACCACCGGCGGCAAGTTCGGATCGCTTCCCTCCGACTCTCGTTCAGTATAGGCTTTGTTTGCTTTGACGCAGAGCAGCGCAAGTTCATCTTGATAATCTGTCGGACGGTAGCGGTCACTCCTGAGCGTGTTGTGCATACGCCAATGCTTGATGACAATGACGCCAGAATCGAAGCGGATGATAAATCGCTTGGCAAGCAGAATTTTCAGATCATCAGCCGAGGCGTTGACGTAGTCGGTGATTCGCTTCGGATTGTTTACAAAGCCATCGTCGTCGGCACGCATATTGAGGTGGAAGTAGAGTGCCTGAGCCGAAAGCGGCATTTCAAGAAATGCGTCGCTGTCAATGATGGACTTCGTAAACATTCGCTTTTCTGCCATGCTTATGCACCTCCAACTGGTCGCTTATTCCATGCGGAAACGGCTTTGTAACAAGCGTCGTTAGTCCATTCGTCAATAGATGGGTCTTCCGCGCATGAAAAGCATCGTGCTTGCGCACCGCACATTTCGCATCTGGCAAAGACGATCCATCGACCACGACCGTATCTAGCTGTGAGGGCGATGGCATGTGCTTCACCACAAAACGGGCAACTTTTCAATCTAGCATCCACGTTTTCAACGCCCCCTTAGAACGGCAAATCGCTGTCATCGTCCGCGAGCTGCGAGAAGCCGCCGGTCGGGTCGTAGGTCGGCTCGCCCTTGGGTTTGCCGCCGTCACCGTCGCGCTTAGAATCGCCAAAGTAAACGCTGTCGGCAAGAATCTCGGCCGAGCGGCGCTTGTTGCCTTCCTTGTCCTGCCAGTTGCGGATTTGAAGCCGACCGCCCACGACGATCATGCGCCCCTTGCTGAAATACTTCTCTACGAACTCAGCCGTACCGCGCCACGCAACAATGTCGATAAAATCCGTTTCCCGCTCCGCGCCCTGCGCCGCGTAATCGCGGTCGCAGGCGATGGAGAAGGAGACAACCGCCGTGCCGCTCTGCGTTCGGCGAAGCTCTGGGTCGCGCGTCAGACGTCCCATGAGCACAATGCGGTTAAGCATGATCGGCCTCCTGCGCTGGAATGCACGGTTCTGGAACATCGTTGCTGGCAGGGGCAACGCTAGGTTCTGCAAGAACAGCTTCGAGCGCGTCACGCAGATGCCAGTTTTCAATGCTGGAGGAGTTGAAGATTGCTTTGCAGACGCGCAGCCGCTCGGACTCGCGGATGAGCTGTTCCAGATCGACGTCCATGATGATACCGGCGCCGGGCGATTCGTCGAACGGATAAACATGAGCGTCTTTCTTATCAAAGTTGAGCATTTTTGAAATCTCCTTTTTCAATGATCTTGATGACTTCCTGACACTGAGGCACGTCAAACATACCGATGTGCGTCTTCTCGACCGGAAGTCCCATTTGTCCAGCGAGCCAGCCGTAGGCGGCTTTGCGCCGCCCACGGAACGGCCCGGTTTTCCAGAGAGGGTCGAACGAGGCGTGAGCTGCCATTTTCCATTTCCGGAGCGTGGCATCGGCCAGACGGCCGAGGGGCTTGTCTGTTCGGCCATGGCAGCCGACGTATGCACCGCAGTTTCTGCAGAGATACGCGGTGTGGCCGAAGCTGCGGCCATAGATCTCGGAATCATCGACCAGCGCGGCTTTGTGGCCGCAGTAATCGCAATAAACGGTCAAGGCTTCTTCGCCTCCTTGTACTGATCTGTTTTTTCGGGCGGGCCGGTCTGAATACCTTGTTCCTCACACTCGGCGATGATACCGTCGAGGAACGCAGCCATCTCGGCAGCGGTGTACTCGCTTGTGCCTTTCAGGGCGCGGTAGTGGATGAATTTCTTGCCCTCGATGTAGCCGACGCCGATCTCGGCATAGTGTCTGGCCACGAGCCGCGGCGGCACACCGTCACGCAGGGAAAACAGCACCTTGCACTCGTTCCCGGCTTCGTCGATGTAGCTTTCACCAACGCCGTAGCGCCGAATCATTTCTTCGTAGACAGATTCCTTGTCGGTTTTCAGCCTGGCGGCGAGCTGCTCAATGAGCGCCCATGCGTAGCTGTTGGCGCGAAGCCCGCGAGGATCGGCTTTTTTCGTGATGGTAAACGTGATCGGGCGCTCGCCGAAGTTCTTCCAAAGATCCTTGCAGCTTTCCCGCGTGTAGATCGACAGGATATATTCGCCGCTCCGGGCATAGGTGATGTCTTTCAGAAAGCCGTTCATGCCTTTTCCTCCTCGACGTGACCGTGCAGGTAAACGTACTCGCCAGCAGGTCCGATGTTCTGGTAAATGAAATCGTCACACTTGGCTTTGGAAAGGTGTGTTCCGAGTACGCGCCGCTCATAGACGAATTCGCCGTTTGCCTTTTTCTCGCTGATTCTGGCTTGGATTTCTTCGTCCTCGTAATTCGCTTCCAGCAGGTAGAGGTCGAAGTTCGGGGCCGATATGCCGTTCAGGTTGTTTGTATCGGTGGCGTAGAGGACTTTTCCGGAAGAGAGCTGCAGCTTGTAGCCGCAGTTCGGAACGTCATGCACCAGCGGCACAGGCTCGACCGTGAAATCGCCGTAGCTGTATCGGTGGTCGAAGTCGTACAGGTCGATGTTCGCAGGCTTGATGCCAGCTTCCACCAGCGGCCGCACCATCCATCGGCAGCAGCCGAAGCGGAGCGCCGGTCGGTCCGCTGCGAGGGCGTGGAGCGTGCTTTTTCGGAAGTGATCTCCGTGCCAATGTGTCAGCAGAACAAGCCTGAGAGCTTTTGCAACTGGCTTCACGGCCTTGTACGGAATGCCGCAGTCGACGAGAATCTGCCCGTCGATCACAACAGCGTTGCCGGTAGAGCCGGTTGCAAGGACTTCATACGGAACACTCATTACAGCGAATTGAGGTCAATTTGCTCCGGTTCGCCAGCGTTCTCCTGAATCTGCGCCGGGGTGCTGCCCTCAACGGCCGGCTGCGGAGTGTCGGTCGTAAGCTCCAGCTCGTCGGAATGGTCGGTAATGATTTCGCCAGTCCTCGGGTCAACAGTCAGGACAGATCCGTCATCAATAAACGCCTGCTGTATTTCTGTGGACATGATGCCCCACTTGCTGATAAGCTGGCGAAGCAGCGTTTTTTGAGCCATGCTGTCAAAGTCCTTGTACCAGAACGAGGAGTACTTCCACATATCCTTGTCGGCGATCTGACCGTTCTGGATCTTGTTGTAGGCCTCCTTGCTGAACGCCTGAGAATATGTATCAGCATGGTTGAGAACCTTTTCACGCGACCAGTAGATGCGCTTCCGGAAACCATTCAGGTACTCGAAGTGCGCCATGTAGCCAACGATCGGAAGCCTTTCACGCAGATCGTCGTCCTCAATGAACCTGAATCGCGGCTCTGCCGTTTCGGGATCTTTCCCCAAATATTCGCCTTGCCGAATCTCCATGCAGCCCAGTTTCCGATACTGGCCGCTGCGAAGCGCAAGCTGGATATATCCCTTGTAACCAATGACAAACTGTGCCTTGAAGCACTCGGGCGAAAGCATATGCCCTTCGCGGTCATACTTGGCCTTCTGCTTGAACGGCACAAGGTAATACTGCCCAAGCTGCGGCGAGGGGGAGAGGTTTAAGCCCTCTCCCAGCAGACCGCCAGAGAGGATGGATTTGGGGTCGCAGGTCTGAAGCGCCGGGGTGGCGGCGACAGCGGACGTGATCGCTGCGATGAAGCGGTTTGCGCGTCCCGGTTCTTTCAGTGTGTTGTTGATAAGATTCTTATAATTTTCTGTGGTGATAGCGACGGAAAAGGTCATTTTCTTTGCAGGGGCGATGTTAGAACTGCTCATAGTCGTAACCTCCATTTACGAGAAATTCTTTGAGTGCTTTCAGCTTGTCAATGCCGCCGCGGACGCGGAACGAAACCTGATAGATCTTTTCAGCAGGCACCTCGGTGGGAATGGGCTGCTCGACGGGTGCAGAAACGGGGGCAGGCGGTTCTTCGTTCAGAACTTCTTCGATTTTGGCCTGCGCGGCCTCCTGAACATCCTGCGCAGATTTCATAGCTGCGCGGCGGCGAGCGGCTTCTTCCATCTCCTTGTGACGCCGGTCAACGATCAGGGCCGCTTCCGGTGCGGAAAGCGATTTGCGGTACTCGACCAAGACCTCATCCTTGTGCTCCAGCGTTTCGATCATCCGCAAATCGTTTGAAACGTTCTGCAAGAACAAGGAAGCCTGTCCTTGCAGCTTTTTCAGAGAATCGGACATCGTGATATTGATGCCGCAGCGGTCAAACGGCGCGATGTCTTCGGGGATATTCAAGCTGGCGCGGTATTCGTTGTAGAACGCGACAATTTCCTCGCGCTTGGCACCTTTGATGCCGTTCTCAACGGAAGCGATTTTGGCTTTCAGCTCAGCGTCTGCCTTGGTAAAAGCGTCGGCCGCACATTCCTTGTAGAGCTTTTCAAAAGCCTCATACGGAGCAAGGATGGCCTTTTTGACTTCACGGCGGCGGGCTTCCAAGTCCTGAAATTCCTTGTTCAGTTCGGCACGGGCTTTCTTGACGTCCTTGTAGGTTTCCTCGGTGCAAGCCAGCGCCAGCGCCTGTGCAACGCGAGCATCGACAGAAGCTTTGACCTGCCGCAGTTGGTCTTCGATAATCGGCAACTGCTTGACAACGATCAGATTATTTTCCATCGGTCGGCGCCTCCTGCGTGATTTCTTTCAGGAGCGGCAAGATCCGCTCGTCGATTCGGCTTTCCGGCACGTTGATCTCGCAGATCACCGCGCGTGCTTCGCGTTTGGCGGTGGGGGCGATAACTTCCATGCCGACGTGGACGTTCGGAATGCTGCAGCGGTAGCTGTATGGGCGTCCGGCGCGGACACTGCCGGTTTCTTCGTCGCGATAGTAGACATTTACGATCATGTAGATTCTCCTTTCGGCTGCTGATGCAGCGGTTCAATCAGGTCGATGATGACATCTTTTATCTGTTCTGCTTCAACATCGTTGAGTCCGACAATGTCAGGCTCGCCACCACGGTAGCCGTCTTTCATGATTACGATGTTGCCAACGATTGGCTCGCCGTGCTGGTCTGTGCCGTAAAAATATGAGCCGACATAATTCAGCGGGAGATCCAACAGCCGCCCTTCTTCGTTGACGATCATGCAGTACGGATGGCGCAGGCGCGCAGGCTTAACGTGTTCGATATAGCCGCCGACAGCAGAGCCAACGGTTTTGTAGAGCGGATCACTGAATTCTTCGATGCGGATTTCCAGATCTGTTGTCACGACAATGCCTTTCATGTTTGAGCACCTCCGAAATCAACCGGCTCATCCGGGTCGCTTGGCTCGACAGTGAAGCTGATACGCTCATGGCAGAACTTACGGAAGTTTCCGTCAGGACCCGCCATGCAGCTTCCCAGAAACGATTCTTCGGTGTATGCGCTGCTGCAATTCAGAATGCCGGGCTCCTTGTCAGGGTGGACAGCGCGGAACGCCGCGCAAGCCAGATTGACAGTTGGTGCTTCAACCTCTGTCCAGCCGCCTACGAACGGCTGTCCATCCGTGCCGTATGTGAAGTAGTATTTCATTCGCGATCTCCTTTGCTGATATATCCGCGCACAACATCGGTGAGCCAGTCCTGAACAGTGTCGTAGCCGTCGGCTGCAAGGTGCGCTTTGAGCTGGGCAGCTTCGTCGGCGGTGATTCTGGCGTGCAGCTTGTCCTTGAGCCTGTGCTGATCGGCGGTGCGGAGGTGCTTGCGAATGCTGCCGTCCGGGTCGAACTTGGCGTAGAGGGCTTTCATGGCTTTCTGCGTCAGGCAAATCCCGTAGGCGTCGCTGTTCTCGCACTTGCTCTGGCTCGTCATGTCGTACTTGGGGTAAATGGTCTGCACAACGGCAACCATGTCTTTTGCGGGCGTTTTTGTTTTCAGCCGCAGCTCTTTCAGGCTGTTCGGCATGAGCATTCCTCCTTGACGATAAGATTTTTCACTGCTATGATCGAGGTAGGTCTTTGTGCCTGGGGTCGTTTTCGTGCCAGCGGAGCGGCCCCGTTTCTTTTTTCGCTACTCATGCAGACCTCTTTTCCTGAATTTCTTCGATGGCCGCAAATACCGCAGCCAGTTCTGACAGTGAGTTGAATTTCCGCTTGAACGCATCGAGTTCGCGTAGTGCCAGCGATAAAAGCTGATCTCGTCCGTCAGCATCTTGCATAATTGCGGTGACAGATCTATACTCCGCCGTTTTGCACTCAACGTTGAAAAAGCTCCGAGTCGGCGTGGCTGATTCATGCACCGTAACCAAGCAGTTAATGATGTGCCGTGCCTGATTTTCACGATACTTTTCAGCGGCAATGCCATCGTTCCACTCAAACTCGCCATGTAAGAGCGAATTCTCGTCACGGCTCTCGTCCAGAAGGGCCCTTGCTGTTAGCCGACCTTCGGCTTCCAGCCTTGAGCAAAGAACGCCTGCCTGCTGCGCATCTGCCTTTATGTGCGCTCCATGTTTCCACTGAAAAACCATTGAATTTCCTCCTTTCTTTCAAAATAAGTTGACTTTCCTTACCTAGCCAATGCTAGCCTTGCCACAGCTTGCCATACCATACCGTGCCTGCTGTGCCAGACCGAGCCTTGCCACGCCTCGCAACACCGTGCCTAGCCTCGCCTGCCTGACCATACCTTGCCTTACTCGGCCGCGCCATGCCTCACCTAGCCTGCCTCGCCGCAACGGACCACGCCAGAACGTGCCGGGACTTGCCCCGCCAGCCAGTTACTTCGCGGCTACATGGAACATTCCGTACTGACCATCGCGTTCAGGACGCCACTCACCAATTCCGCAGGCGTAACCGCCAGCGTTGATGATGTTCACAATCTGCTCAAGTGAGTACATGCCGTTGGCGTTGTAACTTACAACCAGATCGGCATACCAGTTTCTGAACTCGCCTCTGTAACGAATGTCTGCCGTTCCCATGCCAACCTTGACCATATCCTCTCGCGGCACCGGAGGGTCACTGTGAATCTCAATCATCTGATTTTCGTCGCCATCGATAAAAAACGCGCCGCGCATGGACATTTTGTCTTTCGCCCAGCCCATGCGAAAAGCTGCACTGATTGCTGCCTGCTTAATGGCCGTAACAGGGAAACAAAATTGGGCTCCTTCGGAAATCGCCCGCTCAAAGCCAGCTTGTGTCATGTCGGTCGGCATCGGCGTTTTCCAATACATCGAGCGAATAAAATCTTCGATCGGGTCTTTAGCGGCCTTTGCTTTGGTCTTTGTGACTTTCATTTGCTTCTCAAGCATTTCGCGTTTTGCCTTTTCAGACCAAGCGTGCATGATAAGCGGTGTATCGCCAACGATCCGGACTGTTGCGCGTTTGACTTCAATAGGCCTAATTTCGATAACCTCGACGCTTTTACTTGTTGCCATTTAATTCGTCCTTTCTGATTTCAAATTCGGGCAGCGAGTGACTTCACACGCCGCAGCTCCGGTCGTGCCGGGTGCGTTGCGCGAGCAAGGTACTCAGCAATCGCTTCTTCGGTAATCCAGACCTTGCCGCCGGGCTTCCGCTGGATATAAGCTAGATGCCCGCTGCTGCGTTCCGCATCCAGCGTCATAACGGTTACGCCAAGTCTGGCTGCTGCCTCCTTTCGGGTAAGTAACGTACTCATGTCATATCCTCCTTTCTGTCCCTTGCCCCTCCCCGACGATATGTGTTAAAATTTCGCTGAAAGGAGGTGCTTTTGTGGCAAAACGATACGTTGTCGATTTGCGCAGCCTCGACCCCGCCAAGAGAGAAGCTGCGTACAAACAAATTGATGAACTCGCGTTTATGACCGAGATGGTTTTCGGTCCTGCCGGGCTTGAGGCGGTAGAAGTGTTCTGGACTTCGGAAGAAGACTTCGCTACCTCTCCGCTGATTCCGTCTGGGTGTCGCTGTACTCCGCGTTAATCTCATCCATTGTCATCGTTTCCATGCCCCAGACTTGAAATAGCGCTCTCGGGAAATCCGGGTCGTAGTCAAATACGACTCGGATTCTCTTTTTCGGGTCGGAAAATTGCTCCAGAATCTCTGGCAGCGCCCGCAGATTCTGCATGATGGTTTTACCGTCGTTCGACCAACAGCCAGTGCCGACGCCAGACTCATGTTTCACTTCGTAACCGAAGTGTGCGTAGGTCTCATCACGGGTAGCGTCCTTTCCCCACCGCTTCGGAGTGGAGAATGTTCTGTTCATAGATGTCTCCTTTCTTGTGTAGATAAATTATCTACATTCAGTGCAAAAAAATATGGCTTCTTTCTCCCCCGTGTCGA